CTCTTAGACGCAGCAGTAGGTGGCGGAATTACCCCTTCTCTTATTCGTCTTTGCGGACCAAACAATGAAGGCAAAACTCCTCAAGCGTTGGAGATTTGTAGGAACTTCCTTTCTGAGATTCCAAAAAGCAGAGTAGTCTGGGTCTTGGCAGAGGGTCGTCTTTCTAAAGAGAACAGAGAACGCTGCGGAATGAAGTTCGTCACCGATGCCTCAGAATGGACTGACGGGTCAGTTTTCATTCTTGAATCAAATGTATACGATTTAGTAATTGATGTTATTAAAGATCTTGTCCTTAATAATCAAGAAGATCATCGTTATTGCTTCGTGATTGATTCAATGGATGGTCTTATCTTAAAGAGAGACAAAGACACAAGCCCAGCAGACGCAAGCAAGGTTGCTGGAACTCAAGTAATTAGTAAGAAGTTATTGCAATCACTAAGCATTGGAATGTTCAAGCACGGGCATCTAATGATCGCTATTAGTCAAATCACTTCTGAAATTAAAATCGATCCTTATGCTAAGAATGCTCCCAGAGGCGGAATGTTCAGCGGAGGAAATGCGCTCTTGCATTGGGCTGACTTTATCCTAGAGTACAGCCCAACCGCAATGGGAGACTACATCCTTGACAACCCATCAGGAAAGATGAATGATGGCAAGACTAAATCGATTGGAAAATATTCCAAGGTAATGATTCAAAAGTCTACCAGCGAAGCAACTCGCAAAAATATTATTCAGTATCCTATTAAATTTGGAAAGAAGCCTTCTGGCATCTGGGTTGAATATGAGATTCTTGATTGCTTGCTCATGTGGGATCTTGTTGTTGCAAAGGGAGCTTGGATTACCGTTGACGACTCTTTGATTGAAGAGCTTAAGACTGTTGAAATTGAAATGCCCAAACAGCACCAAGGAAGAGAAAACTTCAGAAAATGGCTTGAAGAAAATGAACAGGCCACCAAGTATCTCTTTGGTAAGCTGAAAGCTGTTCAATCAAAATGAAGTTATATTCTGTAACCGGCAGAATAGTTAACAAAAATGTTTCTCAATTTTTAATAGATTGGGATAAACAGTCTCGTTCTAAGATTCAGTTTCAGGTGAAGCAATTCCTGAAACCGTTTTGGAAGACTCATGTTTGCTACGAAGAGTTCCCAGTCTTTGGCAGCAGAATGAAAGTTGACTTTATTAATGCTTCCCGCAAAATAGCGGTAGAGGTTAATGGCGATCAACACTCTTCTTTTAATAAATTCTTTCACAATAACTCAAGGCTTAATTATCTTAACTCTATAAAAAGAGATTACAAGAAGTCTGTGTGGTTAGAAAAGAATGGATTTCAACTAATAGAATTAGAGACATCTGATTTAAATAAATTGAGTTATGACTATATAAATCATACATTCAATATATCGTTAGTGTAATATACTCTGTGGCAAAAAATAAAGAATTCCATTTTCCAGAAAGCATTCTATCACAAATAGATGAATGCTCGCAGGGAGGGTTTCTATTGTTTACCTTTGACAAAAAGGGAATGCCAGAAGTAAGGTCTAAATTCGATAATGCACAGAACGCAATGGCTATGCATTATTATATTAATAATTGGCTTAGCGCTGTTGAACAAATCAATTTAGAAAATACAATTCATAACATTATCGCTTCTGATCAAGAAGACGAAGACGGTGAAGACGAAGATGGTCCCGCTAGTAAATAATTCTTTTTTTAGTTAAATGAAACTTTCCTCTATTAAGGTAGAGCAATCCTTGCTTGGTTCGCTCATTAAAAACTCAGAATCCTTCTATGATATAGATCACTTTATATCAGAGATTGATTTTACAAATGATGTAAATGGTACTATTTACTCAATAATTCGCCAGATCTGCAATGCTAAAGAAAAAATAGATAAAGTTATTCTGGCTCAGAAAATTCAGAATCTTGGCATTTCGTTTCAAGAAGATCTTGACATATACGATTATATCGACTGTCTTTCTTTAGCTGTTTCAAATAAAGATTCTGCTATTAAATACGCTAAAGAGTTAAAGCAGTTTTCTATTCGCCGCGATATAAAAGGCATGGCGCAAAGGATAATAGAAACCGTTTCTACCAATCCTGAAAAGAATGCCAATCAAATCATAGCTGAAGTAGACTCTATATATGGCGAAAAGATTAATTCTTTTGATGCTACTGAAGAAATCAGAAACATATTCGATGACATAGAAGCGTTCATTGAAGAAAAAGGCAATAATCCTCAAGATGAAGCAGGTATAGATTTACATTATCCAGAGTTTGCAAGACTCTATGGAGGCCTGAGGAATGGTAACGTTTACGCAATCGTTAGCCGCCCCGGTCAAGGAAAAAGCTCATTCTTGGTTGAGATGTCTCTTGGAGCTTATTTAAAGAACAAGAAAGTTAGTGTTCTTTATCTTGATACTGAAATGTTCTCGCAAGACGTTAAACTCCGTATTGCGGCAGCAAAGACTGGGGTTCCTTTCTGGTATATTGACACAGGAAACTGGCGCAAGAACCCTGAGATGGTTACTAAAGTCAGAGGATTCCTAAAAGAGTTCAGTAAATATAATTACACTCATCATTGTGTTGGCAATAAAGGAATTGATGAGATTGTTTCTTTTATTCGTAGGTGGTATTATAGCAAGGTTGGAAGAGGTAATCCTGCCCTTATTTGCTATGATTACGTTAAGCTCACCGGAGAAAAGGTAGGTCAAAACTGGGCAGAGCATCAAGCGATTGGCGAAAAGATCGATAAACTTAAAAAGATCTCAGAAGAAATTAATGCTCCCCTATTCACTGCAATGCAAATGAATAGGTCTGGCGAAAATTTCAACAGAAATGCTGGAGATGTAACAGACGATAGCTCTGCAATCGCCCTATCTGATCGACTTCAATGGTTTTCAAGCTATGTCGCAATTTTCCGAAGAAAAACTCTTGACGAAATAGAGCGCGATACCCCAGACTTCGGGACTCATAAGTTGATAACTTTGAAGAGCCGATTCCAAGGCAAAGATGCTGCTGGACATCAAGATCTTCTTAGAAGAAGAAATGAACATGGTGATGAACGTTATGTTCAAAACTTTATCAACTTTCAGATTAATAATTTCAGTGTAGAAGAGAGAGGTTCCTTGGGAGATATTATTGAGAGAGAGCGTCAGACATTCTCGTTGAATGACGCTAATCCCAATGATGGCACTTTGCTATGAGCGACATAAAAGAAATACTTAATAACATCGGTTATCAAAATCTTAAAGACTTTGGCGGTTGGTATAGAACTAAGCCAATTTATAGAGCTTCTGATAATGATACGGTCTTAGCCATAAATAAAAATACTGGCTATTGGTATGACTACAAACTCTGTAAAGGGGGTAAGCTAAGCGAATTAGTTCAAATCACGCTTAATCTAAACGATCTGTCTTATGCAGATAAGATGCTCGCTGAACGGTTCAACTTCACAGGAATTGTAACCAATCCAGAGAAAACAATTATTAATCAAGTAAAGATTTACAATGAGTCGATGCTTGATGGGCTTACAAGAGATCACTCTTATTGGTTCAAGAGAGGAGTCAAAGAAGAAATCGTATCCGAGTTTAAAGGCGGCATAGCCAAGAAAGGGAATATGATTAACCGTTATGTTTTTCCTATTTATAATCCTTCTGGCAAAATTGTCGGATTTAGCGGCAGGTCACTAGTTGATTCAAATAGATCTGATTTTATAAAATGGAAACACCTTGGAACCAAGAAAGAGTGGGTTTACCCAGCTTTCTTTAGCAAAAACTCTATTGCCGAAAGTAAAAAAGTATTCCTCATTGAGAGTATTGGTGACATGCTCGCTTTGTGGCAAGCTGGCTACAAGAACGTAATCGTAACTTTTGGATTAGCCATCTCTCCTAAAATAATAAAATTCCTGTTAGAGAGTTCTGTTGAACAAGTTATTGTGGCCTTTAATAATGATTCTTTTAATAATTCTGCTGGTAATGAAGCTGCGAAAAAGGCTCGCTCCAAACTCTTGATGTTCTTCGATGAAAACCAAGTGAAGATAAAGCTGCCTCCCAAAAAAGATTTTGGATTAATGGGCAAAAATGAGATAGACTTATATATGAAGGAATTCAATGGATAAGAAAGAAGTTTACCTATCTGCATCCAGAATCAAAGCTCTCGAAACTTGTTCATGGTCTTATTATTGTAAGTATCATTTAAACATTCCTGAGAGATCTAATTCAGGGGCAAAGCGCGGCACAATTTGCCACTTAGTGTTTGAATTGCTTCTTAATCCTCGCCACAAGAAGATTAACAAGGAAATTATTGACTCTGGCGATCCGCTTTCCTGCGTTCCAATAGGCAAGTTAGTAATAAAACATGCCACAAGAGAAGGAATCAATACTCCTGAAGATATAGCATTAATCAATAAAATGATTCTCGTCGGTCTTAAGAGCGACTTCTTTCCGAAAGGCGGAAGCATTCAAGACCCAGAGTTCGAATTTAAAATCGAAAGAGACGGCTACAAGGCTAGAGGATTCATCGACCTTCCTATTCTTTATAAGAAAGAAAAGAAAAGTAAGATTAGAGATTACAAGTCCAGCAAGGCAAAATTCAAAGGAGAAGAGTTGACAGCCAATGTACAGGCCATGTTATACTCTATCGCTTCTAAAATTTACTGGCCCGAATACAAACCAGAAGTA